AAGATATGCCGGATGAAGGAGTAGTGTCATTATACTTACAAGGTATTCAAGTTTATGAAGATCAAATTGAGTTAATGGAATATGTTAGAAAGAAGTCGGTGGAAGTTAGAAATGATTTGGTAGAATTGGAAGACGAATTAAAAAAAAGAAATGTTGAAATAGAGCTGATAGAGAGAGAAGAAGAAAAAGAGGAAGAGGAAGTATGAACCAAACGCCATCAATGGAAAGATTATTTGATTCTAGTAGTTATGAAGAGGATCTGTATAGCTCTGCATTACAATGGGAAACTCCGGACTTTTTTATTCTAAAGAGAGCTATAGTTATTAGTGTTAAGTTAGGAGTTAACACTAGTGATGCTAGTGCTGCATTTCTTCCACAATATTCTATTAATGCCAGAATTATTGGCGAAGGAACAAGTACAAACGCTCCAGAAAACGATATTCCACAATGGTATACTCCATTGATATCCAACTCCATTATTTCTGTACCGGAGATAGGCGAACAAATTTTAATTATCCATGAAACATTAAAAAGTAATTCCAAAGGTTTTTGGATAGGAAGAGTAAATGACTCTGATAAGGTGAGCCTTAAGCTTACTAACGAACAAAGAAGGGGAGCAAACCCTCTTCCCTTATCTCGTTATGGAAAAGCGTTTGATGTTCAGAATCTTAATCGAAGATCTAAACAAAGAGATTCTCGTGTTGAAGGTAAAAAAATATTTCAATTGCCGGGACAATTAGGTGATGTAATAATTCAAGGCCGTAGCGGCAGTTATACACGACATAGCTTTAATCCAATGTCTGGAAGTGGAGAAAAACCAGGTATTTTAGAAATGGGTATTCTGCAATCTAGACCCTATATACCCTCTATTAACCCAACCATAGGTGTATCACATACTAAAACTGCTCATTTTAGTAATAGCGTAGTCTCTGCCCTAGGATATCAATTTACTAAACAAACTCCTAATGAAGATGACACTATAGCACAAACCTTAACAGGGCAATATTCCGCCGCGGGAGATACAACACAAACAGTTGAGAATAGGAAAAACTTTATTGTTAATATTGCCAATGAGATATATAATGTTTCTAATACTACTGATTCAGAAGCATCAATGTATAGGCAGGTGCTAGGCGAAAAACTAAAAGAATATTTTACTGAACAGGATGAGATCATAAGAGGGATGTTAGGGTCGATTAAGGGTTTTGTTAATACTGTTGACTTACTTTTTAGTTCTTATGTCGATCATACTCATACTATTCCAGAAATAAATGTAGACATTCCAGATAAAGAAATAAGTTTTAATGATAGAATTAATTTGGGTGTTAGGATGGAACCGCAGCCACCTATTAATGTTTTTGTAGCTGCCACTACGGTTAGTATACCAGGGTCCGGCTCTCGTACAATCACCAATACAGTAAAAACTCCTTTTGGGCCCAGAACGTATACCGAAGAAGTGGCAGGAACTCCAGGTCAATCTGTTATCCTTCCCTCTAAGTTTATTAGTATTCCTCAGCCGGATAAGGCAGTAAATCGTGGGTATGTCACAGCTAAGAGGACAAGGAAGATTGAATATGATAAAATAAGTATTGGAGGCGCGGCTGCTCCAAGAAATACTACTACTATTGAGACAGATAGAAATACCGATAGAGTACAAAATGACTTAAATGATTTAAAAGATAGTTTTGATGCAGCCAAAGATGGATTTATTTCTTTAATAGATCAATTTGATAAAGTATACAGTCAAAGACACTATATAAATTAGAGAAGGATTATGGGCATAAATCTAAAATTTCCTTTGCGTTCTTATCGTAGGGGGTTTTTTGAAATGAATAATACTACAACTGCAGCTGTTAGAGAGAATATAAAAACTCTCTTAATGACAGTTAAGGGTGAAAGAGTGGTTAATCCCACTATTGGAACTAATATTCCTACTCTTATGGGCCAGTTGTTTGAACAAATTGAGCCAGGCGAGATGGAAGCTAAAATTGGTACAGAAATAACTACCGCTCTTGCAACTTGGATGCCCGAAGTCGAAATGGTAGGAATAAGAGTATATACCCAAGATACTGCTCCTATGGGAACTGCACTAAATCCAAATGATATTTTAGTAAGGATGGATTATGTATATTCCGGCGTCCCCGACATGGTTGACTTAAATTTTGCCACAGACAACACACCGTAAAGAGATAAAAAATGCCAGATTATCAATCAACGAGACCGATGCCTAAACAAACACCTAATATTAGCTATTTGTCTAAAGATTTTGATTCTATTAAGTCGGATTTAATAGACTATCTACAAAGATATTTTCCAGATGATTATAGAGATTTTAATGATGCCTCTGGAGGAATGGCTATTGTTGAACTACTGGCTTATATAGGCGATACGATGTCGTTTTATATTGATAGGCAGGCTAATGAAGGATTTTTGGATAGAGCCATAGAAGAAAAGAATATTTTTTCATTAGCACAAAATTTAGGTTACAAACCGAAATTTGCTCGACCAGCTATAGTTGAACTATCAGTTAGTGCCACTTTCGATGACGCTACTTCGGGAGCTTCGTCATTCATTCTAAAGAAAGGATCAAAAGTTGTTACTAATTATGAACCCTCTGTGGAGTTTGAAACCTTAAACGATGCTGATTTTGGAGCAAGCGCGCATCGAGTTACTACAAAAGTCGGTTCCTCTACTCAATATTCTATAACTAGTGTTTCAGCTATGGCTGGCTCTACTCGTACTTTTTCTTATAGAGTTAATGATGCTATATCTTTTTTAAAATTAACATTGCCAGACAATAATGTAACAGAAATAATATCCGTTACTGCTTCTGACGGTAAGGAGTATTTTGAAGTTGAGAATTTAGCTCAAGGTCAGATTTTTACTGGATATAAAAATACTACTTCTTCTTCGGGTGACGCGGCTTTTATATTACAATATAAAAGAATACCTTATAGATTCACTAGGCATGTATCTAGTAACGGCAGTACTTCTATTATTTTCGGCTCAGGAACTACGGATTTGCAAGATTCAGAAATGATACCTAATCCGGAAGATTTTGTATTGCCGCCCACCTTGAGAGGATCACCTTCTGGTTTCGCACCAGCCGTTGTGGATTCTTCTAATTTTTTAAAAACTAGTGGATTAGGCTATGCTCCTAGAGATGTAACTTTGGACATCAAATATAGATATGGCGGCGGGAATACTACTAATTGTGGGCCGCGGACTTTAAATAGATTTGTCTCTAGGGTTGTTGCGTTTAAAACTTCTGGATATGCGAATACTCAGCCTACTATTGCTGATAATGTTTTGGGAACCTTAAGTATTAATAATGTAAATCAGGCCACTGGTGGTGCGGATAGAGAAGGTAGAACAGCTATTAGGCAAAATGCTTTGCAGTTTTTTAATTCTCAAAATAGAGCTGTAACCTTAGAAGACTACCAAGTACGAGTAATGTCAATGCCACCTGATTTTGGTTCGGTATATAGAAGTTATGCAAGAAAAGATCCAAATAATATATTGGGTGTAGAGTTAATCACATTGGCTCGCAATGCCGCTGGATACCTCACCAACCCCGCGGGGTCTTTACAGAACAATATAGAAACTTATCTCAGGCAGTTTAAATCATTTTCTGATACTGTAAGAATTACATCGGGAAAAATTTGTAATATTGGTATTGATTTTACTGTTGTTCCTAATCAAGACTTTAATGTTAATGATGCTTTGCTTGATTGTTTTATTTTATTAAAACGCATTTTTGTTTTAGAAAATACTAATTTTGGATCTACCTTAGTTGTTCCAAGCTTTATGTCGCGTTTGCAAGCATTAAATAAAGTTAGATCGGTAGTAGATTTTAAGATAACAAGTAAGTTTCAATTGATGGCTGGCCGAGTATATTCAGCATATCAATGTGATATACCGGCTAATACTGAAAATGGGATTGTAAGCTTTCCGGAAGATACTTGTTGGGAAATTAAATATCCAAATTTTGATATTGTTGGGAGAACTTCATAATGGCTACTTTAGCAAGAGCTTTTGCAAATAAAGATACATGGATCACAGAACAAAGTGTTACATCAAACTTTGGTGCTTCTCCTATACTAGAAGTATGGACTAAGTTTAATTCAACTTTGACTAACCCAACAAAACAAAGAACTAGAATATTAATACAATGTGACTTATCGGCCTTGAGTTCTAGTATTGTTAGCTTGGCTAAATATCCAGACCCAAGAACTGACTCTACTGTTAGTGCATTTTTATGTATAAAAAATGCTAGACATGGAGGAACACAAGCTGAAAACTTTACACTTGATGTCTTCCCCTTGACTGCATCGTGGAGTGAAGGCCAAGGCCTTGATAATGATAACTTTACTCAAACTGGATATGCTAATGCCATTAGTGCTACTAATACTAATGCATGGAATTATGATAGAGGTGGAACTGGCGGCGATGTATATATAGGGTGGGATAATAGGGTTTATGATTCCAATAGTGCTTCTCAATATTTTGAAAGTGGCCAAGAAGATTTAAAAGTTAATATAACAAATTATTTTAAGGCTTATTTGAATTATGCTACAGGGACAAGTGTGGCCGCGGGCGGTAGCGCGGATTACGGTTTTATGGTTCGCATGTCAGACGCTCAAGAATGTAGAACAGCAGGCGAAGCTACTTCAGCTGGCGTGGCCACGGCTACTGTTTCTTCCAGTTTCTATAGTAAGAAATTTTATAGCAGACAAACTAATACAAGAAAAATGCCTTATGTTCAGATGGAATGGCCTGGAGAAATAAAGGATAATAGATCCAGTATTGTGTTTGGTAAAACTGCCAGTTTATATTATTATAGTTTAGTAAACAGTGAATTAACTGATCTTAATGGAGCTGGCCCATTTCCAGGTTATGTTAATCTAAGTGGTAATGGAGTAAGTATGGCAGGTGCTGTTGGTGGAAACTTAACAGCTAGTAGAATATCTAAGGGTATTTATAAATTGGCTATTGGGTCAGCTACTAATGGAGGAGCAGGATCTAGTCCTCTTACGGCGCTCAATATTGCTACTTCAAGTAGTACTGCTTTTGTAGACACCTGGGTTGTTACTACTTCAGGTGAGGAATTATCTAATAGTTTTACATTTAATTGCACGTTGCCAATATCAGGCTCTCAAGATTTTAAAACAGCGAACTATGAAGTGTCGTTAGCTAATTTAAATAGCCGATATGAAAAGGGTAGTTTACAACGAATTAGGGTCTTTGTTAGAGATAAGACAACACAATGGCAAGCGGTGACTGGAACAACAACAGCCATGAAAAATAGTGTTATACAGAATGGCACTGTTGAAATAAGAGAGTTAGTTACTAATGATGTAGAAGTACCAGCTTTTAGTCTTTCTTTTGATAAGGATGGAAATTATTTTGACTTGGATAGCAGCTTGTTATATGAAGGCATGCAATATAAACCTGTGTTAAAGTTGAACGCTAAAGGCGAAATATTGCACTATGATCGGCCAAACGATTGGAAATTCCAAATTGGTGATGTATTTGATATAAACTATAAGTCAGGATATTGATAAATGGCTGACGGAACAACATTTGACAGTTTAATATCCTCTATATCTGGGCTTGGATCTACTAGTGGCCAGTTGGCAGATATCTCTGCTACAGGTAAAGACGCGCGTGTGATACCTCTTGTTGATTATAATGATTTCTCTCAACATATATTTTTTGGTAATGCGATAAGAAGGTTTGATAGTGTAAGAAAATATATAATTGATAAATATCCTATTGGCTTGTCTGGATTATCAGCTGGCGCTGAATTACAAACCGCAGCTGTCGGTATTAAGGCGATTTTTGAAGTCGATAAGTTTCGTAAAGAAGCTGATGGGTTCACTGGTTATTTGCTGGACAGATTAGGAGTCACAGGAAGTACTTCGGGCAATGTAAATGCTACTACTGATAATATCGTCTTGGCTAAGAATCAAAATGGTGAAAATGTTTCTCTTATAGCATTATATAGAAATACTAATAACTCTATCACAGGCAGTCAGACAGGGATGATAGAATCTATTTCTGCCAGAGCTAACAACTATGAGACTGAACAGCTCAATGTTATAGATCAAACCGCTGGTACGGGAACAGAGATAGTGGGAACGTCCACAGGGGTTACGCGCTCTGAAATTATTTATGCAGCAACAGCAGAAACCAATGTTACACGATCCGAAAAATTACAAAACTTATTGCCAGCGACGTTGTTTACTGGTGATGACCAAGATGTTTTAGCTAGATTGTTATCGGCCTTTGGTGATGAGTTAGATGAAATTAAATCTTTTGCTAATCAAATACCATCGGTAAAAAATATAGATTATGGTGAAATTAATAGAACACCTAATAAGTTTATACCTATATTTTTGAAACAATTTGGAGTTCGCGTCTTTGAGAATGCGCGCAGGAGCGCAGTTTCTCAGAGTTTGATTAATACGTCGCCCAGTGGGTACACAACCCAGCAAATTAATTATGAAATTTGGAATAGAATACTTAACAATGTAATGCACCTTATCAAGACCAAGGGAACTAGAGAAACTCTTGAGTCAATTGGTCGCATTTATGGTGTGGATAGTAATTTCTTAAAGGTAAATGAATACTCTATTTTTGCAAAACCTATTGAAGTAACAGAGTCAGAACAGGTAGACATACCTGTCTTATTTGCAACTGGATCTATTTATGCACAAACTGTGGCAAATAAATCAGCAGCAGTTTTTGATTTTCAACCTACGGATAACTTTACTATTGAAATGAGAGTGTCAGCAACAGGTGCTTCTACTACTGGTCATACATTGCTGGTTCATCCCACCTATAGAATTGAATTAGATCCCTCCGGGCAAGTATCTTTTAAATCTACAGCTACAGCTTCTTTGTCAGCTCAAACTACTCAATCCTCTATATCAAGTTTTATTCACGGAGCTGGTAGTGCCAATAATTTTCTAAACGTGGCCGTAAGTAGGTCTGGCGATACTGTAAATGTTTATTCAATGGTGCTTTCAGCTACACCATCGGGTGGTTATGACTCAGTAGTAACAGATACTTCATCTACAAGTCAATCTAGTGGTGATAAAATTTCCGAAGCTAACTTTAGTTCAAGTGGAGGTTCCACTACCTTCCCTGCATATTTTCCTGGTAGCGGAGATACAAGATTTACAGGTTATATGCATGAGGTGAGAGTGTGGAAGGTGGCTTTGAAACAAACTGATCTAGAAGAGCATGCTAAGAATTTTGAATCTGTTTCTTTTCAGGGATCTACTGGTGTTGATACAGTTAACTCTGTGAGTAATGCGGCCACTTATAGTAGTTTATCGGCTCATTATAAGCTGAGAGAGGATGTAGTTTTAACTAATCCTTATAATTTTATTGTAGATTCAACCACTGCTGGTAACTCAGCCACACCAGTTAGTTTTTCTGATATAACTACTAAGAGATATCGTGTATTTAGCGATATGGAAAAAATAGTCAAATATATACCAGCTGGCTTTGCTGCTGATAATGATAGAATACGTCAAGACGCAATTAATGGCGCTATTGAAGATACAGGA